AGGGGCGCGGACGGACAAGCCGTCCGCGCCAGTTGCGTTGCGTCCTTTAGTCGAGGGCTGTCACGAGCGTTGCCGCGCTTGGAACAGCGCGACCTTGTCGGGGCTCGAAAGGATACCCCACGCCGGTTGCTCGCACCGCTGCGTAAGCTAAACCTCCTCGAAAACCTTGCGGGTGCGTCCGCTCGGGACGCGGACATCCTTCATCGACAGCTTGAGGCGCTCGCATTCGTCGGGCGGGACCATCTGGCCGCCGCTCGTCGGGATCGTCTTCAGCTTGCCGCGCTTGAGCAGGTCGTAGATGCGCTCGCGCCCCACGCCCAGATGGACCGCAAGCGCACCGATGCTCATCCCCATGTCGTAGCCTACCTTCTGCATCGCTGTTGCCAGTTTCTTGTTCATAATGCCTCCCAATGTAAGATATTGCCCCAGATTGTCAAGCGCCTATCACACTTCCTCGTTCGGATCGGGGACGAAAGTCGCCGGATCAACCTGCGCCAGCTTGCCCTTGAGGATGGACGACACGGTCGCGGTCTTCGGCGGAACACCGTTATGGTGGAACAATACCAGCGCCGAGTTGCTCATCTGGGTGAGGTCAACACCATCGTGGGTTTTATCGCCCAGCCGCCACAGCCGCTTGTAAATTATGATGTTGCCTTTCCTGGCGCTGGTCGTGCCGGGGCCAATGCGGTTGGGCTCTTTCGACACGGGCGTGACGCCCTTGATGCTCAGGAGATGGCGGTTCACCGCTGTCGCCATAGTGTTCATGCCGGTGCGGACTTTCACCACGCCAAGCAGCTCGTCGGTAGTCGCGAGCAGGGTGGGGAAGACCGCGCCCAGCCGCGCATCCTCCACGATCTCCTCCAGCACGTCGCGCAGCGGATCGTGGTTCATGGCTTCCAGCGCTTTCTTGGCGGGGGTGTCGGGAGCCACGCCGCGCATCTCCGCGTCGATATTGGCTGGAAGCGGGTAGTGGCGCAGATAGCTCGCGGCAAGCTCGTCCAGGCCCTTGTCGAGTTCGTCGTTAAGCTTTTCGTAATAAGCCCGCGACCGCACCGGCTCGTCCGTCCTGTCGATCACATGCACGCGGCGCGAGCCGTCGCCCAGCCAGAGAGGGTTCTTCTCGTTCGAGAACATGAACAGGGCGTGCCTGTTGGCGACCTCGAACTCGGTCCGGTTCTTGCGGTTGACGACGATGTGATCGGGCGGCGACGCCAGCAACGGCTTGAGGCGCACGGCGTAGGTGTCGTGGGCGCTCGCCGTCATCGTGTTCACCTGCTTGGTTTCCGAGATCACGATCATCTTCTTCTCGGCGTAGTGATTGAACTCGCGGCCAAGGTCGAAGACGCTGATCGGAATGTAGTTCGATGGCCCCACGGCTAAGCGAACCGGCTTGAACATGGTGTCCTTGCCGATACCCTCCACGCTCATGACCAGCCAGTGCCAGTTGGCTTTCCTCCGGGGGAACTGCACGGCGTAGGCGCACCATCTCAGGAAACGATCACGCTCCTCGACGCTGCCCAGGACGAACTCGATGTGGTCAAGCCAGGGCTGCACTTGCGGTTCGGTCACGCCCGGGGTGACGCCATGGGGCGACACCCGCCACGTGTTGATGTCGAATTCCTTGTGCTCCACCGGGATCAGCACCGGATCGCCGGGGGCGTAGGTGAGGTTGCGCGTCCTGCGCTTGGGGATGGCGTCGAAGAGGTCGCTCATCCTGGGAACGCGCTGACGCTTTTTCAGCGCATAGCCCCGAGCCGCCACGTGAAGATCAGGCACCGCCGAAGCCAAGAGGGAATTGAACGCGGGCCGCGACAAGGGGGTGTTGGTCAGGAGGTTCACATAGAGGTCAGGCTTGTAGGCGAAGACCCAGTTCTCCAAAAGGTCCTTGAGTTCGGCTTGCAGCGGATCGCCGGGATCGTCGGGAACGTCGGGGACATCGGCGAAGAGGTACTCGGCCCACTTGCCTCCCTTGTTGAAGCGCTGCGCGAGCATCACGAGATGGCTCATGCCGACGATGACGCTCGGCTGGTTGACGACGCTGCGCCACACGGTTTCCGGGTGATCCTGCGGCGTCTGCGGTCTTTGATGCGCCCATTGCAGCCAGAGGTTCCTGGCGTCGGGCGTGTTTCCCAGCGCCCCGAAGATCATATACGCGACACGGATATAGTTCTCGTAGAGATCGAAATACCGGTTGCTCTCGGGAGTTCCCAAGGCGGGGTCGTTGGGCAGAAGCAGCAGCGTCTCAAGAACCTCGTGATAGAACCCGGTTGTCTGTCCCGTGGCGACTGATGCAGGAATTGCGGAAGTTGCGGAAGTTTTCCCGGAGGTTCCATGGCCTCCGGGAGTTATTCCGTTGCCGGCGCTCGCTTGCATCTGCGGTGCCTGCACAGGCACCGTGCGCTGACCGCTCTCCAGAGTCCAACCGGCTCCCTCGATCTCAGAAATAACCTCTCCGTATATTTTCTCCCACTCGTTGACGTTTACCACCGGAATGTCATCGGTAGTTACAACATTGCGGTTCCATACATACGGCTGAAGGGTCCGGTTATGCACGCCCCAGGCGACCGCGTGCTTGTGGCGTCCCAGGAGTTGCATCCCGGCTTTCTCGACGCCCTTGCGGAACTTGAGTTCGCGGTTGACGACTTCCACCGGGCCGACCATATCGCACAGGCACAACAGGAAGGCGTCATGCTTGTGCTTGGGGTGCTCCACATAGCGGCGAAGAGGTTCAATCCCGTGCGCTGTCAGAACCTCCTCGATGATCGTGGAGAACGCTTCCCCTTGGTCGTTGTCGATCCAGAGTAGGCCAAGGGGAAGACCCCCGCGCAGTCCCAGGTTCCCGCCCATCTGCACGATGAAGGGAACGTGCTCGCGGGCCTTGAAGAACACCTTGGAGCAATCCTGCGGCACCCAGCCGCTGCCGGTGAGGATGCCGGGGGCCTTGCCCATGTCCTTCTTCTGGAGTTTGCCGGCCTGCGGCGAGATGGTGCCGCCGACCGCAGTCACCGGCACCATGACTTCGCCGAACCCCCCGTCGAAGAGGGCTAGGGGATCAAGCTGAAAGGCGAAGGACATGGGGGCTCCTTGCCTGTCTTGCGCGCCGTCGAATTTGACCCATGGCGTTGTTGGTCGCGTAAGGATCGCTGGGGGAGCCCGAGATCGTCTCGAAAAATTTTTCCGCGCCCAACTCCCAGTAGACAACCAGATGGCTGCCCCGGCCTCCCCACCTGAGCCCGGTGACGGTGCCGCCCACGCGCTTGATCTCGTCCACCACGGCGCGTTGATGCTTGTTCTTCATTTCCCATACCTTTCGGAGACATAGCCTGTGACCGCGAGCGGAAGCCCAGCCGCCCAGGCCGGCGGCTGCGCCATAGTCAGCTTCATGAATTCCAGGAGATCGTCGGCCCCGTCGGCTTCTATGAGCGCGATGATCTCGTCATGGACCGTCTGCCGCAGCACTTCGTCGCCGGTGTCCCAGAGCCCGTCATCGATGCGCAGGAGCGCGTCCGCGAGGATGTCCCGCGCGATGGCCTGCGTGGCGTTCTCGACCAACTTGCCCCCATAGGTCTTTTGCGTTTCCCATTTGCGGGTGTACTGGTTGCCGCCGTCATAGACGATACTTCCGTCCTCGATGCGGACGTTGCGGTAGACGAGGTTGCGCTTGCTTGGCAGCTCCATGAGAAGCGAGCCGCGCAGCTTCCTGTCGGAGCGGGCCATCCTGAACAGGAGCTTGCCGCCGTTCACGGGGAAGCTCTGCTGCGGGTTCTGGATCGCCCGCATGGCCTGCTGCTCGCAAGAATGCCACGCCGCGACGATGGGCCAGTTCTCCTCGCGCCATTTGTTGACGGCGAGGATCGCCTCGTTCTCGGACAATTCGATCCCGTATTTCCGCGCCGTCTCCATGAATTTCGGGCCGCCCATGCCGTAGCCGCAGGCCAGCGTCAGCACCTTCCCGAACTGGCGGTCGTTGCTGCCTTGCTGCATGGCGGTGAAGACGTAGATGTCCTGCTTCGGGTCCGCGAAGACTTTGAGCATGGCTCCGTGCAAGGACAGCCACGCGACGACGCGCGCCTCGATCTGCCCATAATCGCAGACCACCAACCTCTTCCCGTCGGGGGCCGCGAACAACCCGCGCAGGCACGAGGACACCACGTCCAGGGGCTTGCCCCAGAGAAGCCCCAGCGCCTGATTATCCGCGCCCGCCTTGATCGCCTTGATGGCGGCGCGGGTGTCCTGGATGATGGGCCTCGGGAAATTCTGTATCTGCGGACCCCGGCCCGCCCAGCGCAGCGTCCGCACCGCCCCGCCGTACTGGGCGAGGTAGCGGGCATGACCATCGAGTTGGGCGTATTCCCGCACCGAGTTCAGCTTGGCCGTCGATGTCTTGGCCGCCTCGAACCGGAGCGTGAGGGCTTCCCGTGCCTCCGGAGGAAGCGTCTTGAAGTCGTAGCCGCGCAGGTATTCGGCGAGGCTGTCGCGCTCCAGCGTGTTGGGGTAGGTGATGAGCCCCGCCGCGCTCTTCCTGGGCTTGCGGCTTTCATTGTGGTAGCCGCGCGCCTCCAGCCAGTGCAGGAGCCGCGCGTTCTGCGTCACCGAAGTGATCGCGCCGGAGGTCACGGCGTCGAGCATCAGGTTGAGGCGGTGAAGCTCGTTCTCGGTGAGGACGGCAAGCTGCGCCAAGAAGTCCAGATCGACCGGGAGCCCTGCCGCTTGCATCCGCTGGTCGAGCAGCCAGACGCGGCGCTCGGCCGGGATCATGTCGGGCGTCGCCTGATGGATGGCGCGCTCGGTTTCCACATCATTGCGGTTGTACTCGATCAGCGCCTGGAAATTATCTTTCGCCAGCTGGTCGCTGGAGAGATGCCACCACTCCATCGGATCGTCGCGGCGCGGGCGCGCCATGCGCTTCATGTTGCGCGCCCCGGCCGTGTCCTTGAGCCAGCCCGTCTGCATGGCCTGCGAGGCTTGGTCGAGCGACATGGGGAGCCCCGCGCAGGCGGCGCGCGCCATGGTGCAGTGGAACCTGTCGAGGGGAAGGGGCGGCCACTTGTAGCGGCGCACGCAGATGTTGTTCCACACCATGAACTCGAAAGCCGCGTTCCAGGCGTGGATTTCCACATGCGGGTCCGTGACCACGGCGAGCCGCTCCCGAACCCCTGCGGTCGAGAGATGATGGTTGCGGCTGTCGAAGACGAAGGTGTCCACGGGGCCATTGTCGATGGCGAAGGACAGGAGGGTGGGATAGGTGTCGGGCCGCTTGGTCCACACGTCGGCTCCCACCTTGGGAAGCTCGGCGACGCCCGATACCTCGAAGTCCATGTGAACGGTGACGGGCACTTAGGGCAACCTCCAGACGATCCTCCCCGCAGCCCATTGCCCCGGCCATTGCGACCAGTCCGACAGCCCCGGCTCGTAGGCTTGCCGGCAGTCTCCCCCCGGTGCCTCGGTCGCCGGCCTTTGGGGGGCAAGGGACTGGCGTTCCTCTGGCACCGGGGGAAGCTCGGGAGCGGGCGGCTCGACCACCCGCGCATAGGCGAGATGCGGATTGCGGCGTTCTTTTCTCGGGCGTGGTTGTGGTCGCGGCGCAGCCACGCGCTCCCTCTCCGCGCCGCAGCGCGGCTGGGGGTGGTGGAAGCGCCACACCGTGTAGTGATGGCAGGCGGCTCCCTGTGCGGGAGCCGCCGTGAAGGCGCTAAGGAATAGTGCGCAGTACCAAGATCGCATAGCCGACGATGTCCTCCCAGTGGCCACGGAAACGGGGATCGCCGGCAAGGATGCGGGCGACCTTCGTCATCGTGTTGTCGAGGGCTTCGCGGGCTTCGGGGCCAAGGTTATTCCAGTTCACGCTCTCGCGGATCACATGCTTCAACGCCTGCGAGATGCGGGCGTCCTCGAAGAAGGCTCCGTGCGTGGCCTGCCTCTGGCCGAGTATGGCGGCAGTGTCGGCGGCCCCGACCGGGGGACCCGCCGGGCGCATCGTCTGCTGCTGCGCCACGAACGTGTTGAGATCGTCTTCCACGTTCTTGACAATATTATCCTTGTCGTAAGTCTTTTTCTGGTCATTCAAGGTAAAACCCTCCGAAAAATTTTTCGTTGCCAAAGTTTTGGTTCATGACGCCCGGCGCACGCTCATGCCGTCGCCGATCCTGTGGAACGGCCCAGGCACCCGGGCGTGTTCCTCCCCCGGCGGGCCGGCCACCCACCCGACAGTGATGTTGTAGCACCACTCCTTGACCGCATCCTGGATGTAGCGCTCCACGGCGGCGTCGGAGACGCCGTCGGGGATATGCGCTGTGACCGTGAACTTGGCTATACGCGCCGCCATCACACTTCCTCTTCCTCTGCTTCGAGGGAATACTTGTCCTGCGGGAAGGCTTCGGTCGCGTTCATGCGGCCGTCGAGACGCTTTCCGGCCTTCAGGAACTGCACCACGTCGAGGAAGAGCCCCACACCCTTATTCCCGGCCTGATCGTAGGCGAAGGGGCGCACGAAGGCGCGCGCGGTCCAGCCGGCGTGGAACTCGGTGAAGTCGACCACTTCCTGCCGCGAGCGGTTGACCACGCCGGGCTTCTGCTTCGACCAGGGCTGGATGAAGATGTCGCCCGCCTTGTAGCCTTCGTATTGGCCTTGCTTCTCGGCCCCGTCACGGAAACAAGAACGCATATTGTGAGGCAATTTTCCCTTGAAGAACTCCTTGGCCGCCTCCTCGCAGGCGTCCTGAAGCTTACGGAACTCAGGCGTTGCCTGCGCGGCTTTGTCGAAGATCAGCGACATGCTGTAGCGGGGCTCGGCATTGACGATGCCCGGCATGATGCGCGGCTTCTCAAGATTTATGAAGCTCGCGACGCCGGGAGGGGTGAGGAATGCCTTGGTGGCCATTGAAGTGTCCTTTTGACAGAGGGTCCGTTCACAACACGTAGCGTAGCGTTGCAAGGATTATTTTTAAAACGTTTGGAGACGTTGTCAAGCGAATTTAATCTTTCTCGTTCTAGTCGGGGAGTGCGTCCACAGCGTTCGCCTCTAGACTTGCCTGCGCGCGCATACGCCTGCGCGCGTATCTGCGTCTGCGTATCTCTTCGCGGCTCCAAAGATTTTTGGTCCAAGGCCAGTTCTCTGCCTGCTGCATGTCCTGCACGGCGTTGTTCACGGCGCGCAGAAGGGCGAAAGGCAGAACTCCGACATCGCGCCGCAAGGTGTCGCTGAAACGCCATGCCACCCGCGCCTGTTCTTCGGGCGTCTCGGCTTCAGCCGCGACAAGAACCGCTGCGAGTATTGCTTTGCCGAAGTCGTCGGCTTCACTCGTATTCATATGTAATCTTCCTCATTCCAGTCGGGAAGCGCGTCCACGGCGTTCGCCATCTTGAGGGCCTTGAGCGCAGGGCAGATCGGGCCCGCCTGACAGAAGTAGCACCAGCGCCCGGCCTTGAGTTCGGTCATGACGCCTCTGTTGATTGTGTCGATGGAGGGCTTGAGCGTCAGATGCGCCCAGGCCAGAACCTCACCAAGCGAGACTGTCCACGTCCTCACGGGCGCGCCCCCCGCGCGGGGCTGCACGATCATGAGGCTCACGAGGCGCACGCTTGCCGCGAGATCGGGGCGCTCCTTGAGGAGCTTCTGCCACGCCCCGACGGCGTAGATCATCAACTGCGTGTTCTCTTCGACGGAGACGGCGTGCCCACGCCCGTATTTGAGGTCGATGACGTAAAGCACGTTCCAGCCAATGCCATGCTCGTCTCCGCATCCGATGAAATCTCCCGTTCCGAACACATCCTGGGGTGGTGCCTGCCCGCCGTCGAGCCAGAGGCTGGAGATGTCCAAGCGCTGCTCGACATGGGACCAGCTAAGCCTGTCGCGCAAATCCGCCACCAGCGTGACGTAAAGCTGGAGCGTGTTCAGCATGTCGTCCGTGACCTCGACCTCACGGTGCTCGACCTTGAACTTCATCCCCGTGGTCCAGGGGATATCGTTGATCGAGAGCGCGGCCTGGGCCAGCGTATGGCAGAGCGTGCCTTCCTCGGCGGCAAAGCCGACCGGAACCTCCGGTAGCTGCGCCCAGAGCCCGGGCGCGGCGAGGCAGTTCAGCCAAATGTCGCTCTTGGAGGGGGCGAGAAGCGCGTGCTTCGGCTTGGGGGCCCTTTTAGAGACGGCGGTATTCATCAGTTTGGCGTCCGTGGCTGTCGAGCGAGATCATCCTGACGCGGTTGCCGGTGCGCTCGATCACGTTGCTCTTGAGGAGCGCGGTCGTCAGCGCTCCCCACACCTTGTCGGAGCGCGGCGGCCCGATCCTGGGGTTGCCGCTGATGGCGTAGCGCCATTGCTCGGGCTGCCCCACCCACCCATGCGGAAGATTGACGAGGCACCACGCGAAGGCCAGCGCCCACCAATTGGGATTGGCGCTCTGGGCCAGCGCCTGCCCCGCCTGCCCCAGGGCCACGCCGATACCGGCATGTCCCGGGGATACCGGAGGCGCGGGGTTCACACCTGATCCGGGACGGCGAGCGGGATTTGCTGCTGCTGGACGAAGGCCCAGAGCGCCGCCCGGTGCTCCTCCGACGCGTTGCGGATCAGGTTGACCTTGAGCGTCGGGCGCAGCGTCTCCAGGGCCGTCCTGATGGGGCCGCCATGGGGTTCCGCGACCACCGCCTTGGTGATGGCCTGCTTCAGGTCGTCCAGCGAAGGGAGCGCCCCGGCGGGGGCAACCTCCGGTGCCTCCTCGGGCTGCGCCGGGGGCTCCGGCGCTTTCCTGGCGCGCTTGACCTTCGGCGCTGGCGCGCTGGCCGCAGGCGCATCCTCCTTCGGAAAGCTCTCGGCGGTTGTAGGAGCCACGTATTCGGCGGGCTCGTCCGCGCCGTTGCCGGCGGCCGGCGCAGGCACGGCGTCCCGATCCAGAACCCCCGCAGGCTCGTTCGGAGCGTCGCCCTCTCCAGCCGTGTCCTGCTTGAAGCGATAAGACAACTGGTTGATCGCGCTCACCAGTTGCCTGGAGCTTTCCGCCTCGATTATGAGTTGTATTCTCGGCATGATTGTCGTCATCCTCTCTTCCTCAATAAGCTCGCCATGAGCTGCATCATCTGGAATTCGTCGGCCAGCACGGGCGCGTCCTCGCCTTGCGCCTTGATCTTGTCATCGAAGAACTGCACGGCGCGTGAGTCCTCCTTGCCGCTCAAGAGCACGGCGAGTTCGCGGTAATCAGCGAGGGTGCGCCTCTGCTTCATCTCACTTGTCCCAATTGTTCCGGCGTGACCATGAGGTCGGTGTGCACTCTTCGTGCGCGCGGCGTGCTCATCGAAGCCACGCATGAGAGCATTGGCGAACCATCCGATCATCCAGTCTTCATCGACCGTCTCGCCTTTGGCGTTCTTGAAGCCATGCGAGTTGGCGATCCTGCAAAACGCCTTTGCCCAATCCTTTGCGTCGAAAGACGGTAGCGGCCAGTCAGGACGCTCCTTTAGCGGAGTGTTGGTGTGCTCTCGCTCAAACTCAGCGTGATCACCGTTCATGATGATGGGATATGACATTTTCATGCTCCTAGTTGATAGGCTTCGCGGTAACGAAATTGTCGTGCCGTAGACGGGACAGGAGGACGGCGGCTCACTTCTCGCCTCCCTCGATCTCGCGCAGTTCTGGCGGATATGCTTCATCACGTGCGTCGTAATTGCAGTCATTGCATTCCCATCCAGTATCTAGCGAACCGCCGCATTCTGGGCAGGCATCTTGTCGTGCGTAGGAGCGTCTAAGTGCGGGTGATTGGATCGGGAACAAGCCGGGCTTTGCAGCACGACGCGCATCAATGCGCTCTTGCTGACGTGCTGCACGCTCCATCACTTCTCGCCTCCCTCGGCTGGATCGAGGATCAGCCCGATCTCCCTGGATTTCTGCGCCAGAACTCTCTGGATGCGTTCGTCCAGCGAATTCGGCAGGGTTACGAATTGCGCCAGGACGGAAGACTTCTGCCCCACCCGGTGCGCGCGCGAGGCTGCCTGATTGTTCTCCTCGGGCACCCACGATGCTTCACAGAATAGCACAGTGGATGACGCCGTCAAGGTGGCTGCGGTCCCTGCGCTGACGATTTGCAGGATGGCTACATGCACCTTCGCGGAATTCTGGAACTGGTCGATCAGGAGATCGCGCTGCGAGAAGCCGCTGGCGTTCGGCTTGTTCGACACGGCCCCGTCGATCTGGATTACGCCATACTTGGAGAGCCTGAAGCGCAGTTCCGTGATCACCCTGCGATGGTGGGCGAAAATAATCACTTTCTGGGTGGGGTCCGTTTCCATCATCTCGTCCACGATGTCGGCGACGGGATGCGCCTTCGCCTCACCCAATATCCTGCGCACGGTCGCGAGATGGATGTTTTGTTCGCGTAGCGCTTCCAGGAACTCCTCGTCGTTCAGGGTTTCGAGATCGCCGGTCAGGTTCTTGAGTTCATCCTTGGCGCTCGGCGTCAGGAACGCATCGTCGGGCAGCATGAGTTCGGAGAACAGCAACGGCGGTAGTCCTGCGTCCGCCTTGCGCTTGCGCGAAACGAACGGCTTGATGCGCTGCGCAAGCTCGTCGTGGTTTTTGGAGCCTACGATCCGTTGCCCATAAAGGGTGGGCTTGACCACGCAGAAGCGATTGACGAACTGCTCGTAGGTCAGCGGCTTGCTGTCTTGGATGGTGATCGTCTCGGGAGCCAAGGCGCGGAGGATCGGCCAGAACTCGGCGGCGTGGTTGAGCAAAGGCGTGCCTGTGAGGCACCAGACGCGCGTGGCGCTTCCGGCGATCCCGCCTACCAGATCGCAGCGCTCGCCCAGTATCTGCTGAGTGCGGATCGCATCCGGCGTCTTGAGCGCATGGCTCTCGTCCAAGATGAGAACGTCCCACACATACGCCTTCAAGGCGTCTATGATGCTGTTCTGCCTTGAGATTTGCGAGTAGGGCACGATGCGGACGCCCGGGCCTGCGGCCCATTGCGGGCCTGCGCCGGAACGGAACACCTTGACGGGGTTGTAGTTCGTCCAGTCGCGGAAGTGCTTCACCCATACTCCGGTCGCGATGGGCGGGCAGAGCACCAAGACCTTGAGCGCAGCGAGATCGTCGCAGGCGATCACCGCTGGCGGCGTCTTGCCCACGCCCGGCTGCCAAGCGAGCAGGCGGTTCCTGGCCTGCTTCAGCCACGTGACGCCGTCTTCCTGATACTCGAAAAGCTCCAGCATCACGGCGCGTCCTTCATCGAAGTCGAGTTCCATTATCGCCGTTCCCTCGCTTTCCGTTCTCTCTCCTCTCTGCGGAGTTCGGCACGGACGTGGAAACAGAACTGGCAGATGATTATGCAAAACGCCAGAAACGCCACTAGAAGCGTGTCCATCATACATTCTCCCTCAATTCCTTATACACATGCACCGCGTAGTCCGCAATGAGCATGGCGTCGGCGCGGTTGTGGTCTTTCTTGTGGGTCAGGCTCAGCAAGCGCTCGGGGAAGAGCCGGATAGCCTTTTCGAGGGAACTGGTCCTGGCCGTCAAGCCATAACGCTTCTGCCAGACCCGGGGCTTCACGTGCTGGTGCGGTATTTTCAACGCTCCGAGTATGCCTTCAAGAACACCGTAAGCCCGTCCAAAGGTGAACGTGCTGGAAACTCCTTGCTTCGGCATGGCGTGGACTTCCTCGATCATCGCGAAATCTACATGATAACTTCGTAGCATGTCAGCGAAAGAGTGCGCGTTCAGTGATTTCTCGAAACGGGAGAGATCGTTCACGAAGATCATCTCGCCGTCGCGCCAGATCGCGTAAGCGCCGTTCAGGCCGGGGTCTATGCCTAAGATCGTTGTCATGTGACTGAACCTGCCATACCGAGAGGTAAAGCGCAAGGCTTTTCGCGTGTCTTCCAGTGTCTTCCACAAATTTGTAAGGAAAAGTTTGGTGGAAGACAAAATTTCCCTATTATATCAACACTGTCTTCCATGTATCCCATGTATCCCACGATTTAGACTCTCTGTACGGGGAAAAAGATACTTCAAAGGGGGTCGCGCGTGTGCGCGCGCACACACACGAGAGCCTAAATCGTGGGATACATGGGAGACATGTACGACATCGTTGAAATGATTGCGAAATTTGGGTTTTCCGAGTGGAAGACACACGGCAGACGTGGAAGACACCCAATTTCTGGCACTAGCTGACATGAGCCTGAAAATGCCACTGTTTCCGGGGGCTTGCGCCACATGCGGGAACAGCCCCGCCACCCTAGCAGGGGGCAGGACGCTGTCAAGCGGCTATGCGATGAAGCGGGTTCGGAGAGGGTGGGGTGCTTCCGAGGGCGCTTAGGACAAAACATTCTCGCCCCATCTCGAAAGTCCACCTAGCGCGGACCCGGGGACTTTTCGCCTATAAGGCAAAACCGTTTCAACCCGTTTCAAAAGTCCACCTAGGAAAAAATCGGCCACTTTTGCCTATAAGGCAAAAGAACCGGCCCCCCGCGTGCGCGTGTGCGCGTGTGCGCGCGTGCGCGCGCACACGCGCAGGCACGCGTGCGCGCAGGCACGCGCAGGCACGCGTAGGTGTGCGCGTGCGCGCGTGCGCGCGTGCGCGCGTGCGCGCGTGCGCGCGTGCGCGCAGGCACGCGCAGGCACGCGTAGGTGTGCGCGTGCCTGCGCAGGCGCAGGCACGAGGCTCGAATTAGAGTTGGTGCTAGGTTAGCGCCGGGGCGTCGAGCGCCGGGGCGTCGAGCGCCGGGGCGTCGAGCGCCGGGGCGTCGAGCGCCGGGGCGTCGAGCGCCGGGGCGTCGAGCGCCGG